TTGGACTCTCACTCTGAGAGCCCAATCCGGTGCATTTTCCTTCTAGATTCCCCGGTCTAGAATCCAGCCTTGTCAGCTCAAGGTGTGGGTGGTACTCCGCCCGGGTTTAAGCCTACGGAGCAGGTGTTTGGTAAACACTAGCTCTAGTAGTAAAACGTCCAAAACAGAGCACCATTGGGTATCTTCCTTCATTATCCCCTGACGGATTCGATATTACCTAGAATCCCGAGAGAGAAGAACAGAACACCCCTGTTAAAGGCGTTTGTGAGACCTAAGGCACATATTATGCGCACAAAGGGAGGGCAAACCAATGCCCCTCTTCGTTCTCGAGGTAGGGATCAGTAAAGAATCAGGCTGACCTGAAATTGGCAGACGTAGTCTATAGACTATCTCCCCAAGAACGGATTAAGTGAATGAACACCTAAACTCATTCATGAGGATTGCCGCCGATGACAGAACAGCATAAATGCTAGAGTGACTTCGATAACTCTCTTCCTGAAAGGAAAACAGGATGCCGAAAAGATGAAAGGTCCTCGTCACACAAAAACTAAAATGGGAAACAACTCTATTGAACAATTACTTAAACTTGTCGATTGGAATCGGCAAGCTCTTTCACCGTACGTAGTGGTTGATCCTATGGATCCGAATGGTTTACTCTACCTTCAAGATAGAGATTACCAAATCCTATTGCGAACGGCTCTTAGATCGAATGATCGATTAGTCGTAGTTTGTAGACCAGGGTCTAAGCCATCCACTGCTGCCGGTGCCGGAGACGACAGTCGTTTGTAAAGAAGAGTCTTTTTCCGTTTGGTAGATCTCTTGATGTGAAAGAAGGCTTAATAAAACTGAATAAAGGAAACTTTAAACAATTCTATCAAACATTCTTTAACTTTATCAGATTCCAGCGGTTGAGACGAATTCCGAAAGCGGCGCAATTTGATATTGCATCACGTGTTCTTGTTGAAAGTCTTTATGACATATTTATGAAGCACGGTATTGATTTCTTAATTCAATACCTTAAAGTTGCTTTATATGTTATGTATAATTACCTTGGAGGCACACGGATGAGGGATACTTCAGAATTAAAATTCTTAATACCCTTATCCCGTGGTCTCCCAACAATAATACCGCCTTTCTTCCGAACCCAAATACGGCGAAATAATGTGGCTATTATTCATATAATAGGTACAATATTTTACTCGTATAAAGGTTTGAAAGGGTCCAACACGGTTTTAGTTGGCTCTATACCAGAGTCAATTGTAGCAAGACCGTGGGAGGCACCTGGGGATAAAATGGCCGAATGGTTAGTTTACCTTCGGGACAGTTTTATCTCTAAGTACCCCTTTGATATCACTAAATTCACTGGTAACTACCCCTCTCCGATAATGTCTGCTGGTCCTAATGGATCAGTTTCATCATTACATCTAGAACATGACTATATTGCATTAAAGCAACATGGTTTATGGACTACTGTATCGGATTATGCGTACGAAACGCAAAATACGACTGATTGGAGTGGTTACTTTGGTTTAAGAGATCAAGCTAAAATTCCGTTTCCAATGACGTCTAATCCTAGTGATTTCAACGATTGGTGGAAGGCACATCTCATTGAATTGAGTCGTGACTCCCCCAATAGTATAGATCAAAAGAAAGAGCGTCAATTGTTTTCGGACATGTTGGCGGGTACTCAAATTGGGAAATTAGCCATCAAAAATGAAGCAGCCGGAAAAGTAAGAATTTTCGCGATGCTGGATTCTCATTCTCAGTCAATGTTAAAACCATTGCATGATATGATATTCAGTTTCTTGAAAACATTACGATCCGATGCCACTTTTGATCAAGAAGGCGTGTTGGCAGAGTTCATGAAGGAGAATAAAGGTAAACGATTCTGGTCTTTTGACCTGAAATCGGCTACCGATTTCATCCCTTATCAACTATACCAGCCTATACTTTCTTATCTCATTGGAGATGAAGCATCCACATTGTGGTTGCAACTTTTCCAAAGACCTTTCTTAATGCCGAAAGTCTTCTGGCCGAATGAATTTAGCCCTTATTGGGTTAAATACACTCGCGGTCAGCCGATGGGCGCTTATTCCTCGTGGGCTCTACTCGCTTTGGTTCATCATACCATAGTAGGCGTTGCCTACTATCGTATATCATCCGATCGAAGGTTGCCCTTTGGACAATACTTGGTTCTTGGTGACGATATCACAATATCTAATCCGGAACTAGCTCAAAGTTACAGAGAAGTCTGCGCAGATTTTGGGATACCAATTGGTATTGCCAAATCCTACGTAAACTCCTCAGTATGTAATTTTGCTAGCCAAGTCGTAGCATCGTCGGGAGAGAATTTATCTCCAATATCTCTTAAAGAAATATTGCAGAGCAAGACACTTCCCTCACGCTTAGAGTTGGCAAGAAGATTCCAGAGACGTGGGTATTTCAAAGACGGGAAAATGAACCTGTTTAGAAGTATCTATGCTCCAGAGTCTTGGCTTGTTGAAACCAAGTTTCTTTCAAAAGGTTTACTCTCATCTTTTGGGATGAGGGTGGCGGGTGCTCTAGTTCGTCCTAACGGAGGAACCAGCACTTCTGCAGTAGGTTTGCTCAAGGAATTATTCCCTGATCAGCCCATGCTGACTCGCCCTTTCGAAAGTTTTGACCTACCAATTAATGAAAATATCATTAAGTTGGGGTGGCCTCTGCGAGATGAAGCTGCCTTACCACGCGATATTAGAATAATTGCCAAACTGGTGACTGTGCTTAACAAGCAGATAGAAACTTTTCTATCAGCCCAAGAGCATTCGCTCAAGACTCTCCTAGCTTCGTTTTACAAAGCAGGGGGGTTAAGAAGCATAAAGTTACCAGATGGTACGCTTCGCTATATCCAACCGGAAATCTCTCAAAAGACTATTAAGAATGTAAGAATTCTTTTTAATCTTTGGGAGGAACCGTTGGCTAAAGCAAAAGCTCGTTATTCTATTATTGTAGAGGGAATTGCTCCTCGCGTCGGAATTCCTCCGTTGTCATTACATGATCAACCGAAGAATTTCGTCGTGACAGAGCAGGCACAACCGGAGTTACCTCCGGTGTTCCAACCGCCTACAGCGGGTATGTATCCTGAACCCCACGTTACCGGTTATTTAAACCCTAACCGTGTATCGAGGTTTGTTCAGATTACAGCTTTGATCGATCAGATCAACCGTTGGCACGCACTTAAGAAAGACTTCATCAACCTAGGTTATGAAGCGGGAGAGTATAAGGGATTCGAGAAGTACCTTCTAGACTTAGTCCAGTTGGTATCTGACTTGAATCCGACATTCAATCCACTTGTATACTCAAGTTGGGTGTCCTTTGCTAAATCTCTTCGGGTTACTCCAAATTGGATGATTGGCGATTCACGTCTCTTACGAGACATGAGGCGCATTTCAGACGCTTTGGGATATTCGTCTAAATCGTTGGTGTCGTTCCGGCTTAATCCTAAGCCGGGACCACCTCGGAAAAAGACAAAGCGAAGATAATTAGGATTACA